ATGCAGGGTGGGGGGCTATTTTTGTCAGACCCCCCTCTACCCTCCTAAATGAAAACCATCCAGAGGGGAGAGTGTGAAATGAAATAAAAGAAAGCAATTTATTGTTTGATTTCATTGTCTTTTTGTTTAGAAAAGTGAAATAGTAGCGTAATTGCTTTGATTTGAATGCGAATTGAATTGAAATCAAAAGAGTCAAAGGTCTTTTTGAATTCAATTGATAGAATTAAGAGCATTTAAAACACTTTTAATGCTCTAAATGCTCTTAAAAAGGAGGAAGAATTATGAATCTTACTGATAATCGAACTATTCTACAACCTTGTATTCGACATCAGAATCAACAACTCTTGTTACTCGTTTGTATGAGACACCTTCAACACAAGTAAGATTAAACTGACAGATAGTGTCAACAGCAGACTTAATAGCACGTTGTACAACAAGCGGAGGCGCATCAGAAGGTAAGAAACTGACTTCTGGATCACGCGCTACATAGCTTGATGTATGATAGCCTTTCTGTTCATCGAATCTGTACCATTCTTCATACTCTGTAAAGGGGTCAAAAGGGTTGTCTGTAGTAGTAACCCAATACTCCGTCACCTTCATTTATTGAGCTCCTTTCCTACAGTAGAGGGGGATACTCCTAAGTACTCGGCTATTTCTGCTACGGTATACCCAGCTTTAGAGAGACTCTTAGCCTTGCTTATTTTTGCCGAAGTCATAGCCTTATTTTCTTTAGGGGTAGCTCTCTTTTTATAATCATCCTCATTAGCGTTGCTAAGTAATTTTACAACCTGGGTGTGCGGAATGGCCCCCTTTTGAATTGCCTCCCACTCCCTGTCAGTAAAGGTCACCCGGGTCTTCTTAGCCCCCTTTGCCTCTCTTGCTGCCTCAATTCTTTTAGCTGTCCATTTTCTGATCTCTGCTTTTGTAGGGTCGTTTCCTTTCGACCGGGCATCATCAATTAAGGACTGCACTTCTGAATTAGCCAGGATCTGTGCCTGTCTTTCACGGGGGGCGTTCTTAAGGGCGATCTTTAATTTACCCTGAAGGGAGGCTACCTCTTCAGCATATTCCTTAGCCGCCTCTTTATTATATGTAACATTCTTAGTAGCTAATTTTTCTTTACGGGCCTTATTTCCTAGGGCCTTACAAGCATTGGCATAGTCTGCATATACCCTCTCTATTTTCGTATTTGATTTCGAGATAAGATCATATGCGTTTTCTGTCTCTGCCATCTGGTACGATTTTTCTTGTGCGTACCTGACCTCCCCCTCTCTTTTCGTATAGGTCTTTTTTCCTGTCTGGGGGTCTACGGTCACATCATATACAGGCTTACCTTTAGCTCGCTTCCATATCTTCTGTCCTGTTTCAGGATCAATTGTGTATGGCTGGTTAGTCATACGCTTATCTACATAGACAGGATTCTTAGCTCTTGAGATCAGAGTTTGGGCACCGCCTTTTCCTGTAACAGGATCTTTGGGCTGATATTTTGCCTTAAGCTCAGAGATGCGATTTTCTTTTTCTGATCTACGCCAATCTAATTTATGCTTTTCAGCATCGATAATACAGTTAGCGTGCTTGGTTGCTCTTGCTAATTCCTCAGAAGTAGCTCCCTGAAGAGTCATATCCGTAACAAGGTTGGAGATCTTACCCATTTCCATCTGAGTCTGGGCATGAGTCATGACCTTCATTCCCTTGTATCCTGGATATCGCTCTTTAGCATCGAAATCCTTAAGACCTTCCAAAGGAGGATCCGTCTTAATCAGACGTTTGCCATTTGCCTGAGCATTATTAGGAATTACAAGAACTGTATCTCCATCAAAGTCAGCTCCAGATAACCTTTCTGCTACCTTTGCATTAATTCCAACAGCATCAATAGCTCCAGGAGTGATTATCTTTTTACCTTCAGCGTTCTTGTTATTTACAGTAAGCTGAGGAATCTGATACCTGCCTTCATGAGGATATCTAATGCAGACAACCGTTTCTCCATCTTTAAATTGAGGAGCGTATATCTCATTATCTTTGAGAGTTGTCATAGGCAAGATGACATTCCAAGCCTGTCTAGGCATGGCAGCTGCTTTCAGATGTACTGCTGCAGCATCACATTCATCAGCGAATGACTGAAGCATTTTCTGTTTAACAGCTGGATTAGTAAGAGCACAAATATCATCAAACTGCTGCTTTCTGAAATCGAGATCAATACCAAGCTGTCTTTTAGCTAATTCAGGCGACTGCTTTGATAACATCTGTGAGGCAAGCGTCTTAGACTGCTTAGCCCAATCGCCAGACTCCTTGACAATGTTAACAAGGCCCTGATGCTCTTTTCCGTCTGCATCTTTCCAGTCGTTCTGATTTTTGATAGTAGCGCCAAACGCATTTACACCAGGAGCATCCTTAAGAGTCTTAAGAACCTGTTTTGCGTCAGGGTCATCTGACATAATAGGGGTTCCTTTATGCTTATTTGTGTTAAAGCGAACATCGATCCCGTCAGGAAGATCGTCTGCATATACAGCCATTCCCTTAAGATAATGGGTTCCATCAACAGCGATACGAACCTGAGCATAATTGTTATTGCCAAGAGATAATTCCTGAACGCCTCGCCTAAGCTCAATGACGCCATCCTTATCTGTACCGCCATCTTCTGCATAAACAACGGCCAGCCTATCGGATGATAAACTGACCGGATCGTGCATTTTCTTTATTTCTAACTTTTTGCCATCATCAACCACATGAAGATCTTCGATGGTTTTAATCTCATCAAGATGATTGTAAATATAACCTTTTGGAGTGTCCTTCTTAGACAGAACAAGAAGTGAAGTTTCATAACCTGTTCCAGCCTGATCAACTTTAGGATGGCTAAGAACATAACCTTCGTCTTGAAGATTCTTAACCATCTGCTTAAGCTTAGTATCGCTTATACCAAGATTCTGTTCAGTACCGGCGCCTACGTCGATGTGTCCTTTTTCTGCGATCTCGTTTCTGAGAATATCATAAAGCTGCTGTTCTTTCTCAAGCTTCTTAGCAACCTTATCCTGAAGAAGAGCTCTAGCCTGAGAAGCAGGAATACCGGTTTTCTCTTCAATAGCTCTAAATGACATTTGTCTGTCATATCTGAGCCTCTCAACGATAGCTCGGTTATTTGCTTGTTCTTCACTCTTAGCAAAGGACTGTTTTCTTCTAAAGTCTGCCTGCTTTATACCAAAGTAATCGGCGATCTCCTTATCAGTCATGCCCTGAGCCCTAAGTTTCTTAGTCTCTTCATAGCTCCACGCTTTGTGAGGTGTATGCTGATTAGGGTTATCGCCGGATCCTAATGGATATCGTCCTGATCCACGACCAGGAGCGCCATCTTCTTTAGAGCGGCCAACGTGTTCGAGATAGTCATCATTGGCCACACCAAAATATAATTCATCCATAGTCTTCTTCCTCCCGGATCAATAGAAGTTCGTTAAAGCGTACAATCTGATCTCCGATTTGCTCAATCCTGTTAGGATCAGCCTCTGTTTCTGTGAAAGCATCAAATTGATAGATTCTCAGTTTGTGCTGAATATCATGTGGATCGATGCTGTATTCAAGACAGAACAAAGCGTCGTAAATCATCAACTGTTCTATTTTCCCGGGAATGATTCCGGTCTTAAGGTCGTGTATTCGGAGAATATCATTTGAAAAACTAATAGAGTCAGTAGTACCGAAGAAATACTTCGAGTAGAACAATACTGTCTCTGGTTTCATGTTGTAGCGAATGGCATCATTCACATAGAGAGAGAGCGTGGTAACAGGCTTCTTAGGGAGCCCCTGACCAAGCTCGATACAATCCTGTGCTAACTTATGCAGTCTTGTGCCTCGCTCTTTTGCTTTTGCCAAATCGCAATACTCAAATACATGAGCATCGTCGTAATTAAGCCACGACGGCCGTGACGCTGGAAACATAGCGTGTTGGCCTTCATACCTTGAATGCTCGTTCCATTTCATCTAGTACCTCCTCTGCGTTCTCAGGAAATATAATTTTCGCAAAGGACATCTTATCGAACAGATCAACATAGTGTTGCTGATTCGGTCTAAGAGATGCTTTACTGTTTTTCTTTCCTTCAAGCGCTGCCCACTTGTTCTCGTATAAGATCAAGAGGTCGGGGGCACCTTGTAACTCGTTAGGATCCAAATGAAAAACAAAAGACCCTGGAAATCGGGTCTTAATAGTTTTAATCAAATTAGTTTTGAATTTGTTCTCAAGCATACAGTCCTCCAAAAGAAAAAGAGAAGGGCTGAAATGCTTGTCAAAACTCGACAATTACATTCTTATTCCTTCTCCTCCATACTAGGGCCTGTATTTTATGCACGATTAAATGCGTTTAAAATATTTCTTTTCATTGAATTCCTTCTTCTGAGCCAGTGCTCTATGTATCGCATTGTCTATTCCGGACTTCGAACGAACATGATAGTAATACAAATCTGAAAAAGGAGTATTCAATCTATCAATACGACCAGCTGCTTGGACAGTGGACTTGTAAGAGTAATTCTGCGAGTAAAATATAATTGTGTCTGTCTCTATGCAATTCCAACCGCTATCGCCAGCTGCGTACTGAAGAATGTAAGCCCATCGTGCTGTAGTAGGAATTGACTCATGCTTGATTCCATCCCAACGTGCTACAGGTACGCCGATCCTCTTGCACAGTCCTATTAACAAATCTGCCTCGTATGTGAAGTTATAAAATATAATTACTTTCTGATGGTCCTTAATGATGTCGCCCACCATTTGAACTCGCCGCTCATCGCTGTTACATAATCGTCTAAGGGCATAGCATAACTCTGCGGCATTTACAAAGGGCTCGTTCGTAAATGGGTTCCACCGAGTCTTCATAGTTGTTTTATATAAAGCACTAGGAAACGGAGCAATGACATCGTAGTGATGGTACTCGACGTCTCGATCGTATTCCATCGGAACAAGAATCTTGTCACGGAAGTAATATAATTTCTTAACATTCACATATCGGTCTACTGCTCTGTACTTGACATACTGCTTGTAGATGACGTGCTGTCTGATAAAATCAGTACGATTTCTATAAAACCCGTTAGCCAAGAACACAGGGCAGTAGTCCATAAAATTATCGCCTGGTGTGGCGCTTAAAAGAATCCAGCGGTTCTTAGATGCAATAGATAAAAAAGCCTTAACCCATGGACCATTACCTGTAGCTCGCTGTTCGTCAAATATAAAGAATGCGCCAGTCACCTTGGTGTATTTACCAATGTTGTTCCAGCTGTCTATCTTTACATCGCGTTCATCTTCGAGCCCAAATATAATGCATTCCATGGGCCACTCTTTTTTATCTCTCTTGGTCGCTGTAGTTATGATGTATAGGGGTATCTGCTTTTCACGGGTCATTGAATCCAGAGACCCCCCACACACCTTAATAAAATAATAGGCAAGAGCAGTTACACTCTTGCCAGACCCTACAGAACCATTGAGAATACATCCGTTGTGCATTCGCTTAAGCGCTTTAACCTGATGATCTCTTAATTCAAAACTCATTATTCCTCAAAAGGGATCTCATTCCCTTCTTCATCCTCATCAAAGAACTCAGCAGCGAAGTCGTCCTCAACAGGTGTTACGAACATCTGCTTAACGAACGCCTTAATTCCACTCTTGCCGCTGTCAAGTTCCCACTTATAGGGCCTGATCTGAAGCTTGACTCTCTCGAAGTCATCCATATCGAGCTGGCCGATCAGATCTCCATCAAGAAGTATCGGTCTACCCTTCTTACGAGTCTGCCAGATCCTGGGCTGCAATCTTGCAGGGCCATCCAGCTTGATAAATACCTGAAGATGCGCCTGCTTAGGCTCGGACGGATTATTCTTATTCTCGAGCCACTTCACGTTCCATCCAGCATCCTCAAGCCGGTGTGCTTCCTCATCAGTAAGGAAAATATGGAAGAAGCGCTGGGTGTTCTGCTTATTAAATCTGGTTGGGCCACCAGCGAAGTTACGCCATGCGCCAACCGGGATCTGTGCTCTGTTAAATACTACTGTGCCGTCTTCTTTGTTAATAACCATATTCATTGCCATAGTTCTTTCTCCTTTACTCTGGTGCGTTCATAAACGGAACCGCATTTACATAATCAGAAACAGTGACTCCAGAAGCAAAAGCCTTGAAGTCACCAAACTTTGAAATATCATTTATTGCATCATCAGCCAACCTCTGATAGTAAGACACATCAATGTCAGCTTCCTTATTCATGTTCTTAACGACGGTAGACTCAAGCCACCTATAGCCTTTGGTACCGCCAACAGCTCCATAGCTCTGTCCATCTCCACTCTTTCTCATGAGCAGTCCACCGCCACATCCAGCCTTGATAGGACAATAACGACCTACTCGTCCAACGAAAATATAATTGTGTTCGTTTTCACCGAGATCTTCATTCATGTCAAGATACATAGCTGTCTTAACAGACCTGGTTTCACAGAGATCGTCAAATATAATGTCTTCGTGACTGAATAAAGTCTTGAACACATACGGAACCTGGAACTGCTTACCGGTTGCTGTCCATTCGCCAGCATGCTTACCGTGCTTATTTCTAATGCCCTGGTCATCATACTTAGCAATATACACAGCATCGTTCATCAAGCACATGCGCTCATATGTCGCCTCATGCTCAAACGTGTAGCCATATTTCTTACCAAACTCCATGACGAACTGGATAATATCATCTGTAGCATTGGGAATCTTAATAGAGTCTGTCTTGATATGAGCCACCTTAAACCCACGCTTCTCAACTTCCTCTTTCAGATCGATCATGAACAGAGCACCACGTTTAGCAACGATATTGTCGTCATTCCTGGGATCACGGAACGGATTCTCAAACGTCGCTGTGGTATAGCCATATACACTGTTAATTACCAGCTTAAGAGCCGTAGCCAGCGTGTCCATTTCCTCATCGCTGCCAATATAAGGAACCAGAGCTCCACCTAACAGAGTCTTAAGCTTCTCAGTATCTTTATGCTTAATGGCCAGTCTTGCTTCATAGATCTCCTTGAACTTCTGAGTGTAATCCCCAAATATGTTCTCGCAAATCATAGAAGTCGGATGCATCGATGCAACGTCAAGCAACGCCACATTGTAATACATTCCTGGTTCTGCATAAACAAATCCACCTTCTCCGGGATCATACCCTTTGTAGATGGATTTACCGCTTACGATCTTACCTGTATATCTGGATTCATCAATTCCTTTGGCGTTGAACTCATAGCCAGGGAAGCACACAATATCCTTCGTCCCATCGGTTCTCTCTCCTGTAGCCAAATCTGTATACACCAGTCTGGGATGCTTCTCACTGCCAAATATAATTTTCGTACAATGAGCTCTGCCTCTCTCATTAGCGCTAAGTCCGCTGAACGACGCCAACGCCTTCCTGGCATCGATGTCTTCTTTGAGTTTGTCATACAGCATCTCAGTAGCCCTAACGTCGTGCTTACAGTATTCAGCCAGTCGCTCCCACTGATCCTCAGGAATCGGTTCATCCCAATCGATATCCATTTCATCATGATCAGCGCCCATCTCGATTTCCCATTTCTTAAGGCTCTGCTTCTTAGCAGCGATGTCAAATAAGTCGCCTTCAGATATTCTCTTAGACCTAGGATTGATGGCCCTATTGCCAGCGATAATATCCTTTGACATCCTGTAGCACTCCATGTTGGTTGCTCCTGTGTACCTGGCGTAAAGAATAGGATTGTCATAGCCGAGGTTGTTAAATCCCCACAATTTCTTCTCAAGAAGCTGATCAAGATCCTGAGGAGTAGGATTAAACATCACGATCCATGAGTCCTCGTCCTTATAATCTTTGGCGCACACCAGCAACAAATTCTTAGCTACTTCGATATCAAAGAATGTCGGAGGCAGATCCGGACTCTTAAGAATATCATTCTTCTCTTCTTCTGTCTCAGGATTGGATTCTTCATCGAGTGCATCATCCGAACAAAACTTCATCTTGCCGAACAGCTTCAGACAATACTTGGCCTGGTTAGTGCTATTAGAACAGAAGCTACGTATCGGTTTCCTAAGACGCCTCACATCATAATGCATCCCACTGTTGTAACACTCATCCAGCTTATCACGGATAAATATAACTTCCGGTGTTGTTGCTCCATGATGCTTCTTCTGCAAGCACGTCTTAATAAATGCAACAAGATGCTTCTCGTCCCGAATATAATTCGCATCAGTATCCAGCATCTTCTTTGCTCCTTTCTTTGGAAGCCCACTGCTAATCACAGCGAGATCCAAACCGTTGCACCGCGTTAACCTCCTTCTTAGCGATGCTTTTCCCCTATAAACTTTTATCTCTACATCATCTTCAAACAGGCTATCTAACTCGTCAGCGTTACCTGTGTAAATATAATGCAGATGCAAACCACCACCACTCTTGCTAAGTTCAGCATATGTTGGCGGAAATTGCCTGGCTGCCTCAATATTGAGCTCCATTGACTTATTACCGTTCTCATCCTTCTTATCAAGGTCGATCATAATATGCCCCTCAATATTAGGCTGCACATAATGAAGACGATGAGTGTCGAGGTCCTTAAGAGTCGTGTTAACTTTGTCCCATGCTCTCTGAGGCTTCTCGTCCTTATCGCCATACTGAGCCGGACAGTCTTTTAAAATATCATCCAGCTTACTATCCATGTAAGTCAGATCAAGCCAATCAAGTTCTTCACTCTCGTCGTCTTCAAGATAAGGCTCGACGATATCATCTGGCCCATCGTCATCCTCAGATTCATCATCCTCAACAAACTCGCTAATATGAAACATGTCCTTCTTGAAGCCACGATATACATTCCTGAGACGTTCGCCATTACCAAGTCTTACACGTTCGTCGAACTTGTCGAAGTAGTTACCAAGCTCGGCCTTGAACAATCTCATGCTGAACGGATACTCGATCTTAGTTTCTTCAACATATTCCTTATACAGGTTCCAAGCCATCTTCAAACTCACATATCTTTCGTCCGCGAAAATATCATAATGATCGTAGACGAAGTTATACATATCGTTAGTGGCTCCGAACATGTTGGTCGGCTTATACCGATCGTAGTAAGTAAAGCCCATGCTCTTATAAACGTCTAAACAGTGCTGTGCAATAGCTCCGAGTTCAAACGGAATGCGAGCCATGCAACTGTCGTAAACGTCATGGGGCAGGGTGTTACCAGTCGGACGTACATCAATCAGCCTTCGTATCAATCCGCTCTTGGCCTCTGTGATCATTACAGGCTTATTTGAGCCCATAAATAAAAACGCAGAGAAGGTGGCTTCATACTGCGCTTTAAATTTCTCGTTAACCATCATAGGCTCATGAGATACGATACTGTTAAGTTTTGTGTTGTCTGCTATTCTGCTCAGATCACCGTCATGCTGGATAGCTACAAGAGGGTTAGTTCTGAATTGTTCCAACGCAAACGAATTGTTACGACTTGCCAGAGCCTTCGCTTCGAATACTGTGAAATATCCGTCAAAGAGCTGTTGAATAATGTTAAGCACTGTGGACTTACCTGTACCAGCGCTACCGTACAACACTATGAATTTCTGAATCTTGACAGAGTCGCCAGCAAGTATGGATCCTATGGCCCACTCGATCTTGGCCCTCTCTTCCTCAGAATATAATGTTGACATGAGTTTCTCATAAGCAGGGCAGGGACCGTTGCTGAGGTCGTACGGCAACCGCTTACTTATATAGTCTTCTTTCTTAACCTCGTCACTGGCAAAAGTAACGGTAGTATCAAGTTCATGAAAGCGATCAGGACTAGCCCTTAAATACTTTTTCCACTCGCTGGTTTTTGTGGTAGAGAAACTGGCCATAGTCTGGACATCGATTATGGCGTCTTCTCCTTTCTTAATCCGAAGCTCATCGCGTGCTGCCCACAAAGCTTTATCGGTTATCCATTGCACGTCATATTCGTTACGAGACCACAATCCTTTATCCGGATCCCATACAGCATAGAACGCTCCGCCTCTGACCATGAGATCTTCAACGTCACCACCAACAATAAAGTCAGGGACAATACGATAACCGTCACGAGTCTTCTTTATTAGGACGTTCATATAATCAGGCATGATTCATCGGTTTCCTCCTTTCGTTAATAAAAAGTGGCCCATGTTACGCATTATTAGGGTGGGACAAAAACCCAGAAAAAACATGCGCACTATATATATATATAATTAATGCATTTTTTATTATTAATAATATGGGTTAAAAGTGGGTTTTAGGCCCACCCTAAGAAATACCTAATAAATGCGTGCTAAAAACCCTAAAAATGGCTAAAAAACGTGTATTTTCGGCCCTTTTTACAAATTTTTCGCATAAAAAGTGGCCCAGAAGGGTGGGCCAATTATTTTGAAAAGTGGCCCGCGGGCCAGTTTTTTTGGCCCACTTAGCCCTAAATCCCGTAATTTTCGAGAAAATAGGCTTGCATTTGGCTCCAAATTTCCAAGCTCGAAAAAAGTGGCCCAGAAAAGTGACCCACCCAAAATATGTTTCCATGGCCATTTTTTGAATATTTGCGTGACATAAACCGATGAACAATAGCGTCAATTTCGCCGTCTGAGTAGTGCTTATTGTCATATTTTAACAGTCCTAAGTTGCCAACCATCTCGTGAAACCACTTGTAAGTGCGGTTTTCCAGGTCAACACTTTCCATAATATCGTCTTCAATTCGCCTGGCCAGACCGACCAGAAACTCCAAAACAGAGCAAGGGCCGGATAATATCTGATCAATTTCCTCAACTTCAGCATCATTAAGAGTGTCTATTGTGAAAATATATCTTAGATACTTTCCGTCCTCTGCCCTGTTTTCATCCCTGTCAACTATCCAGACGAAGTCTATGTCGTGTAACTTCTGCCACAACATTGAGTATTCAGGCTCTGCCCTTACTAACGAACACAGCCACTGAAAATACTCTTTCTTGATAGTTGCTTCATCCATTATTAATCCTCATCTTCCCAGATATCCGTCATACTGATGGCCTCCTCACCATAACCAGCTCTGAACTCAATCCTGTAATCCACGGCAAGTTCATCATTCCTAACGTATATCTCATCTCCGGCATCTCTATTTGTGTCGAACGGTCCGGTCAAAGCTTGGTAATTCTCGATCCACTCACCATCTTCACTAACAACTTTGCCATCGAACAGAAAGAAATATAAATCTTCCTTACTATAGCTCAGCGCCGTACTGGAGAACGTATCCTCGTCGATCAACCTTGGGCTGTTGTTTCTGATGCATTCTTCCTCTTCTTCCGGGTCCACCTCACTATAGGGAAACTCGACATCTTCTTCCTCAGGCTCCTCAACTTTTGTCCCGCCATATCTCCCTGTGTAACGGGTATATGTAGCATTGTTCCGGAACTCCCTAGGTCCTTCAACCTTTCTCTCGACTTTCTTAACTGTTGATCTAAGTCGTGGGTCATCCTCCCCGTCTTCGTCGTCTCCGAGAATATCACTCAGATCACCGTCTCCCTTGCCTTCTCTAACCTGATCCGCAAGGGTATTGATCGTAACCTTCTGGCGGCTGATCTTCTCCTTGAGCTCTTTGATCTCGTCTTTATACTTCTTGATTCGATCATTGGCAAGCCGGTTGGCTTCAAATATCTCTTCATCCGCCGCATCCCGGTAGGTCTTTTCCACTACACGATTAGTAACGAATGCGGATATAACTGCTCCAACTGCCGCTCCTGCTGCAAATATAAGTGCCTTAGTCAGTTTCTTGTTCATGCGTTTCTCCTTTCGTTTCATTAACGGTTTCCCTATCCTCATCAGGTCCCAGGCAATATCTGGGATCGCAATATGATTGTGTCTTACTGCAAATATATCCCCAAGCACTCACAACGTTTCCATCTTGCTGACTCCAGCCAACATACCGCTTAGGACACGAACCCCAAATATCACCTGGTCTCATCATAACAGATTTACCTCATTTCATCTCATGAACTTATACCACTCCTGGTTAATATTGGTATCGTAGTTCGGATCCAGAATATAAACCGGATTGTAGCCTGTGTCATAGTTCTTGCTCTCACCGTCAAACAGTCTCTGCGCCCTCAGATTCACACAGCAATCCTTATTCTTACTGGATGGATCATAAGTCCAGCAAATAACCCGGCTCAGTAACGCTTCTTCCTTACTCTTAGGCCGAATATCCATCTCCTTCATAACGTCGCATAACCACAGAACGCCGGTACGGTGCAGTCTCTCTGTCAGGATCCTCTCTGCGTTCTTAATATAATTCTCATTATGCAGAGTATCCGTATAGTGCCTGCTGCTGTTATGATCAAACACCAGAGTGAACCTGCCTACTTTACTCAGATCGATAATTCCGTCGAAGTTCTCAGTATCAACAATCTCGTTACCGGTCTCCGGGTTGGTCCGCTTAACTTCTGCCGATCCTTCAGCCATACCATACTGTAAACGCCTGTATTCAGCCTCTCCATACTCTTTCTTAACGTTCTCGGCCAGGATATCATACCTGCTGTTTAAAGCTGCATATGCGGCTGCTACGCCGTCTAAACGCCTTCCTACGATGCTCTTAGCCTTAATATGGCACGCAAGACCACCACCGATCAGAACTGCAGGACCCGCGAACTTAATAGCGCTTACTCTGGCGCACTCAAATCTCGCTTTACGGATTGCTTTCTTACCGGCCTTCTGCTCGATCACGCCATCTTCCATGGACTGCTTGATCTCAGCCACGTCATCTTTGCACTTCTTAATATCCTCGGATGCGTCAACGGCACTCTTGCAAGCCCACACAACGCCTCCAACTACTGCAACAGTTCCTACTCCTGCCAGAATTTCAGGGGAATACTTCTTCAGGCCAAGCCCAAGTTTTGTAACAATGTGTCTAAATCCCATAATTATCTCCTTCCTGGGTTGTAAAAGTTAAAAGAGGGACTGAAGCTTTTGCTCAATCCCTCTAAAACTACCGTTCTACTATAGCGTGTGTATTTTTTAATCAGTTTTCGCCGCCGTCATCGATCTTGACATTCATAACGACCCTGTTTGCGTCCGTAACCTTCCAGCCGGTCACCTCGTAGTCACCGATGATTCTGAAAATATCAGACGAGTGAGCCGCCTCAAGCAGGTTCTTGTCATCGTGTGTCTTTACCTTAACTGTTGTCGCTACAGTAAGTGTTCCAAGAAAATCATTAACAGTCATTTTTTCATTCTCCTTATTTTAATCTGTTTTTCCATGCATCCATAAAAGTCAGGTCATACGCCTCGCACATATCATCGTACATTCCGCTCAAGATCGTATGGACCATATAATGCGGTTTGTTACTCCTGAGTATTAAGCTGTAGTCAGCAAACTTCTTTACTCTGGGTCCAAATGTGTAGGGAGTTTTCTGATCTTTTAGTTCCCTGGCAATTGCGAACCCGCCGTTATACTCGATCGTCAGTGTGACCTGCTCTCTGCTGCTGTCGAACTCACTGAACACGAATATATCCGGGTGCTGCCTACAGAAATTCCTGCTGCCGATATAGACAGCCTCGTGTAATTTATTCATGCTTTCCCTCCTTTAACATATACTTAGAATATAACTCCTGGTATCTGAACTTAAGCTGCGCCTGATCCAGATCTAGCCCGTACTTCTGTGCGTCCAGGCAGCAAAGGCCGTACTTGATCGCGTCTAACAGATCTTCCTTAGTCCCGCCTCTAGTAATAACTTCCTCGATCAATCTCGCAGCCTGCCCCACAACGATCCTCTGCTGGCTAGCCGTGAGCATTCTACCGGTTGCCTCTACTGCGTCCTTAGTAGAAAATCCTTCCAGGCAATCCAACAGGCCGCATTTCCTCAGCCTAATAATTGTTGCAAGATCGTGATACGTAAGTGCTTCCCTTTTTGCCATAGTAGTACCTCCTAAATATAACTCACTCGAACAAGCCTACTTCATCAACGATGTCTTCAAATAACTCCGGCATACACGTATAGAACTGATGCAGAGCCATTCTTGCTACTTCTCTCATCTGTGGATGGGCTGCAGGTGAACATCTGAGCTTGAAGAAATGTCTCCATTCTCTGATATTTGCAGTCATAACGACCTCTGTTTTCAAGCTGTTGGGCAGCACAGATCTAGCTTCCTGCGGCGATGCTCCATTATTCAAAAGACTAAAATACGCGTTTTCGGCTGATTGACAACCATCATACCAAGCGTTGTAATTAGCGCTTTCCTTCTCAAAGAAAACAGGCTTAATAACCGTGATCTCATTACCGAACTGATCGCCGGAATAGTTACAGTATCGTGTGCTCTCCTGAGAATATGATGCCAGCCTGTGCCGAACAATTTCATGACTGACGCCGCGATCGCATACAAACTTAACTGTGAGGCTGCAGTGCTCCAGAACGCTCTCGTGTCCTCGTCTGATCAGATTCGCAATAAACTTTTTGTAGCTGTCTTCTGTGATCTTGCCTTCAGATTTGTAACAGACTCTGCCAATCTCCTCAATGCGTTTCATCACTGTAACGCCGCTGTGCTCATTTATAGGAGTAATAAAAATTGCATAAGGCTCAATAATTTTCATACGGTTTTCCTTTCTTAAATATAATTACTTAAGTGTCATGCCTAACAGAATCAGCAACGCGATCGTTCCGACGAACACATAATTCCAACTAAAAACAAAAAAGCCGGCCCCAACCAGAGCCAGCACAAACACAAAACTTAATATAAAGGGTACTGCAAGAACTACAATAGCGGTACCGATCCCCACAAATATAAGAAGAATCATGGACACCATTACCTTAACAAGCAGTTCCAGATACCCTATTATGGTTGGCTTATTCGGTTGTTCCATCTTCTGTGGTTTCCTCCTTACACACCGTAAAACTACAATAACCCCATTCCGTAGCGAACACACAAAACTTG